ACTTTACAATCTTCAAAGTTCATTGTTATATCGAGGATTGTTATTTTACATTGAACAGTTTGCGGAATCAAGAGGTTACACTTTTGAATACCAAGATAACTTAGATGTTGAGGATGAATGTTCTGTTTATCACGCAAAGAAGTTTATTGAAGGTCTAGACCTACATGCTCGTGGTGAACGAATAGAAGTTGAAGAGCATCAACTAATGGCATACATTCATGCCATGCAAAAACGCAGAGCATTAATACTTTCACCTACCGCTTCAGGTAAATCCCTCATTATCTATTTGTTGTTTAGACAACTCTGGCAATATCAAAATCTAAAAGGTTTGATTATTGTTCCAACCACTTCTTTGGTTGAACAGTTATTCTCAGACTTTGGAGATTATAATGATGGCAGTATGGAAGAACATATACATCGAATCTATCAAGGTAAAGAAAAAGACACAGACAAACCGTTGACAATATCCACTTGGCAGTCTTTATATAAAATGCCAAAAGAATATTTTGAACAGTTTGATTATATCATTGGTGATGAGGCACATAACTTCAAAGCTCAGTCACTCACCACAATCCTTACCAACTGTGTTAATGCCAAATATAGATTTGGTCTTACAGGCACTCTTGATGGTACCAAGACACATAAACTGGTACTTGAAGGTCTATTTGGTCCAGTTAAAAAAGTAATCTCAACAAAAGAACTTATTGATAAAGGTATTGTATCTAATTTTGAGATTAAATGTTTAGTATTAAAACACTCGGATAGTATTTGTTTAATCAACAAAGATAAAACTTACCAAGAAGAAATACAGTATCTAATTTCTAACACGGAACGCAATAAATTCATTAAAAATCTTGCGGTTAGTTTAGGTAAAAATACACTTGTTTTATATCAAATGGTTGAAAAACATGGTGAAATACTGTATAATATGATTAAGAACACCAAAAATATTGGTGATAGAAAAGTGTTCTTTGTTCATGGTGGTACAGATACTTCTGACCGTGAAGAAATAAGAAGAATTATGGAGATAGAGAATGACGCTATTATTGTGGCTTCTTTTGGTACTTTTTCTACTGGTATTAATATCAGGAATTTGCATAACATTATATTTGCAATGCCAACAAAATCGAGCATTCGCACTTTGCAAAGTATTGGACGAGGCCTACGACAGAGTGAAGGAAAAACAAAAGCCGTCCTCTACGATATAGCTGATGATATGCGTTATAAGAAACATATGAACTATACCCTAAAACACTTCGTGGAAAGAACTAAGATATATAATGAGGAGAAGTTCCCATTTCAAATCTATAAAATAGGATTAAAAGATGATACAAATAATTAGATTAAAGAATGGTGAAGATATTATTGGCCAAGTATATGACGATACTGGAGATTACGAGATTCAAGAACCTATGTCTGTTAGTGTTGAATATCGTGGACGTGAATCTGGTTTGGTAATGCAGCATTGGTTGCCGGTTCAATTAATTGAAAATAATAAAACAATGATTAGGAAAGATGATGTGTTAACTACATTTCATCCAAATGCAGAGTTCAAAGAATACTATGAAAACACTGTGAAGAAGATGCAAGATTTATTAAAAGCAAAAGAAATAACGGATGCGATGACTGATGAGGAAATTGAAGATATTATGGATGCATTAGATGATTCAGAAGGACAGGTATTACATTGATTTATAACTTATTTCAAAGGGCAACACCGAGAATATACACGATGTCAAGCCGTTTGTCAACAACTTTTTATGGTATATTTTATGGCTAAGCAAAAACATTACATCAACAACGGCGATTTCCTCACAGCATTAGTAGACTATAAGACTGCATGTAAAGAGGCAAAGATTAATAATAAGACACCTCCTGCCATTCCAAACTACATTGGAGAGTGTTTCATGAAGATTGCTGAGGGTTTATCACACAAACCTAACTTCATTAACTATACTTACCGTGACGAAATGATGTCGGATGGTATTGAAAACTGTTTGATGTATTTTGATAACTTCGATCCAGATAAGTCCAAGAACCCTTTTGCTTACTTTACACAGATTATTTACTTTGCTTTTTTACGGAG